TGGAGTGGCAGGAGCGGTGCTTGGTTCTGCACCGAAGACAAAAACAAAACGTGAGGTAAAATGCTATGCAATTGTGACATATCAAAATGCAGATGGCGAAGCACAGACGTTTGTTTTAAGAGATGAATATCCTAATACTCAAAAATGTGCAAAGCTGATAGAGCAATTAAAACCCAAAATTACAGCTAGGATGAATAGAGTGGAATTATAAAGATAGAGAATCCCCCGCTTACATGACGTAGGCGGGGATTTTAAGAAATATTATTCGGTTTGTGGAGATTTACTTTTGACAAGATTAATATAATTTGGAATATTACTGCATATGAAATCAAACAATAAGTTGTATTCCAGTTCAGTTAGAGTGACCTCGGTAGAATCTTTTTTTAGTACAACATCGAAAGTATCACAAAGAGGATATTCATGAAAATCTACATCGTCATACAGATATTGTAGAAGGGAAGTCATTGCGTTTATTCCATATAATACTTCATCAGAGTAAAAATTTGTTTCATCATCATCCCAACCTAACAAAAAATCAGGAGTGGTTTCGAGAGCTTTTGCTATTAATAATATTTTTGATTGAGGAAGCCCACGTCCATCATTTTCTATTTTATTAATAGACGATCTTGATCTATATCCTATTTTTTTTGCAAGTTCTTCTTGGGACATGCCGAGTTCTTCACGTTTTTTTCGAATTCTATCACCAATTTCCATTATAATCACCTCGTAATTATATATTAGCATTGTGTAGAAAAAAATTCAACTTTTATTGAAATAAATGTTGACAATTATTAAACAAAAGAGTAACATAACAAATGTGGACAAAATGCCAACAATAAGAAAGGAGGGATGAAAAATGGTAGATACACAAAAATTATGTAAGAGAATAGATGAGTCTGGATTAAAAAAGTATTACATAGCTTCGAAGGTCGGCTTGACTACTTATGGATTACAAAAGAAAATTAATAACCAAACACAGTTTAAAGCCAATGAAATCGAAGAATTATGCATTATATTGAAAATTAAGACATTAGAAGAAAAAGAAAAAATTTTTTTTGCAAAAAATGTTGGCAAAGTGGAAACAAAAAATAAAGTTGCAAAAAAAGAGTAAACACCCACCGACCAAAGTTCGTGTTTACTCAAAATGGAACCTATTAAATATAGGAATTTCCTATTCGCATTATAGGGGATTCCACCAGTTTTTGCAAGGAGGAATTGCAATGCAGAATGAAATAGTAAGAGTGAATGATAAACAGGTTGTTGCAGTGGAGTGGAACGGGGAGAGAGTTGTCACAACGGCGCAACTGGCAGATATTTATGAAGCAACAGATGCGCAGATTAAACAGAACTATGGAAACAACGAAGCACGTTTTAAGGAGGGAGAACATTTCTACTTGCTTAGAGGAGAGGAATTAAGGGCTTTTAAGAACATGGTAGAAGATTTCGACCTTGTTGGAAAGAACGCGAATCAGCTTTATCTCTGGACACGCCGAGGAGCAAGTCGTCACTGTAAAATGCTTGGAACTGATAAAGCATGGGAGCAGTTTGATGCACTGGAAGAAAATTATTACAACCCAAAAGTACGACAGCTTGATATGTCAGAACTATCACCAGAACTGCAGATGTTTCAGAAGATCTTCAATTCTGTAGCAGAGCAGCAGTTAGAGCAGAAGCGACAGGCAGAAAAAGTGGAGCAACTTGATAAAAAGGTTGATTCTATTAAGGATGTAATCGCATTGAATCCGAATAGATGGAGAACGGACAGCGCAAAGATTGTCAATAAAATTGCTTTGAAGATGGGCGGATATGAGCACATAAAGGCTATTCGAGAAGAAAGCTATAAACTTTTGGAAGAACGCATGGGAGTGGCATTGAACATTCGCCTTAGCAATAAGAAGAAAACACAGGCATTGAATGGCGTAAGTAAGTCTAAGATAGACAAGCTTAACCAGTTAGATGTAATTGCTGACGATAAAAAGCTCATTCAGGGTTATGTATCTGTCATTAAGGATATGGCAATCAAGTATGGAGTTACGGAGGTAGCTTAATATGGACAGAACAGCATTAGAAGAACGTGAGAACATTCTTAAAATTATGTATGATGAAATGGAAAATCAACCAATGGCAAGTCAGAAAACAAGAGATACATATTCAGCTTTGCATGACGCCGTTGAAGCATATTTCAATGCAACACAGGAAGATGCTTTTTACTGGGGATATATGACAGCTATGAAGCAGTACGAGAAAGCCGGGGTAGTAAGATGACAGAAGTAGAGAGATTGACAATGGAATTGTTAAAAGAAATGGATGATATGTCACCGGAGGATATTGAGAATTTCAGAAAGGAATGGTTTGAAAAGTTAGAGCCGGAGCAAATTCGCAATGAAAAGGTTGACGACTATGTTAATGCGGTGTGTGATGTGGCAATTAGCAGAGCAAAGAAGAGACTGGAAGTAGCATAAGGTAATTAGAGAGCTTGGAAACAGGCTCTCTTTTTATATATTATTTTTAATAGGAAAGGAGGAATGACCGTGGCATACAGATTGTATATGGATGGCATTTTATTTCCCGTTACGCCGTCCAAGATCACCATGAAAATCAACGGCAAAAATGAAACGGTCACACTGATCAATGAGGGGGAAGCCAATATTTTAAAAAGCCCCGGTCTGACGGACGTGGATTTTGAGCTGCTGCTTCCGGCGGTGCAGTACCCGTTTGCGGTATACCCGAGCGGATTCCGTCCGGCAAAATACTATCTGGACAAGCTGGAAGCGCTGATGAGCGCCAAGAGTGCGTTTCAGTATGTGGTCACGCGAATGGATGGAACGAATCAGCGTTTGTTTGATACCAGCATGAAGGTATCGATTGAAAGCTACGACATCGTGGAGGACGCGGGGGAAGGGCTGGATGTAACGGTAAAAGTAAAGCTCCGGCAGTACCGGGAATTCACAACCAAGGCGTGTACGATTGACATTTCGCTTCCGAAGCCGCGAGCTGCAATGCAGTCAGCAAGAGCGGCTTCATCCAACGCGCCGTCCGGCGGGTCTTACACGGTGAAAAAGGGGGATTGCCTTTGGAAAATTGCAAAGCAGTATTATGGGAATGGAAGCAAATGGGGCACCATTTACAATGCCAATAAGTCGGTGATCGGCGGGAATCCGAATCTGATCTATCCGGGGCAGGTACTTGCCATTCCGGCGGCGTAGGAGGGACATATGTACGAGTTATTGATACAGCATGATAGCACGGCGTATATGCCGCCTGTGAAAGAAGAAGTGAAGGTTACGACGGAGCGGCAGATCAGCCCCGGAGTGCTCGAATTCAGCTTTGTGGACACTGGAATCAACATTGGAAATGGTGATCCGGTTCGGTTCAAGGATGCAGATGGAAAAGAAGTGTTCTATGGATTCATTTTTCGCATGAAACGTGACCGCAGTAACATTGTGACGATTACGGCATATGACCAGATCCGGTATCTGAAGAATAAGGATACGCTCGTATATGAGAATAAGACGGCGGATGGTGTGGTGGCGCTGATCGGTGAGAAGTATGGATTTAACATCGGTACACTTGCCAATACGGTGTGGGTGATCGCGTCGCGGGTGGAAGATAATGTGTCGCTGCTTGATATGATCAGTAATGCCCTGGATCAGACGTTGCAGAATACGGGGGACTTGTACATCCTGCATGACGATTTTGGAAAGCTGAATTTGTCTTTCCTCGGTGATATGTATGTGCCGATCATGATCGATGCGGAAACTGGCCAGAATTATGACTATGAGTCTTCCATCGATGAAAATACCTATAACCGGATCAAACTGGTTTATGACAATGAGGATGCCGGGAAGCGGGAGGTTTATATCGCACAGGATTCATCCAATATCAACAGGTGGGGGATTTTACAGTATTTTGATGCGCTACAAAAGGGAGAAAACGGGCAGGCAAAGGCGGACGCGTTATTACAGCTTTACAATAAGGAGACGCGGACGCTGACAGTCAAGGATGCCGCCGGAGACTCACGGCTGCGCGGTGGATCGCTCGTCGTGGTGCAGCTTGATCTCGGTGACGTGAAGCTTCAGAATCTCATGTTGGTAGAAAAATGCGTTCACAAGTACGGCGAGAGCAAACACACAATGGATTTGACAGTATCGGGAGGTGATTTTAGTGCATGACGCAAATGATTTTGTCCGGGCGGTGCAGCAGGTATCGACGAATGCGAATGATGCCGGGTATCCGGCTACGGTGATGTCCGGGACGGTAACATCCGCCAGCCCTTTAAAAATCAAAATCGAACAGAGATTTGAGATCAGCGGAAGCATGTTGATTCTGCCGGAACATTTGAAAGAGCGTGAAATCAAGGTGACAGTAAAGCCGACACATACCGAGGACGGCGGTACGCCGGAGCATAACCATGAATACGGCGGCGAATTAACGGTAACGGTACATAGCGCCTTGAGCGTTGGTGACAGCGTGCAGGTGGTCCGGCAGCAGGGCGGGCAGAAATATCTTGTAATCGGGAAGGTGGTGTAAGCATGATACCGGTATCAAACCAGTTGAAAAACGTCGAAGTGGTAGAACAGCCGTCCCTCTGTCCGAGAATGATCGTGGAAAGTGAACGGATCATAGGGCAGTGCGATGATGTCGAAGCTATTAAGCAGGCGATCTATAACATACTGAATACCGAGCGGTATCAGTATATTATTTTTTCGTGGGACTATGGTGTGGAACTTAAGGATCTGTTCGGAAAACCAATCGATTATGTTATGCCGGAGGTAGAGCGGCGCATCACGGAGGCTCTGGTGCAGGATGACAGGATTGATTCATGCGACAGTTTTGAGTTTGAGAAAAAAGGAAGAAAATTGCTGGTTACGTTCGTTGCACATACGAAATTTGGAAGCGTTCCGGCACAGAAGGAGGTGGATGTATAAGTGTACGAGGAGCAGACGTTTGATGCAATTATGCAGAGGATGCTTGAGCGCATTCCGGATACGCTGGATAAGAGAGAAAGCAGTCCTGTATATATGGCGCTTGCACCGGCGGCGGTCGAATTGGCATCATTGTATGTTGGATTTGATTGCATGCTGGCGGAGACATTCGGCGATACAGCATCGCGGGAGTACCTGATCCGGTTATGTGCGGATAGGGGTATCACACCCAAGACAGCTACGTATGCGGTATTGGAATTAGAGACGGATGTGGCGGTGCCGGTCGGAACACGGTTTACCGGCGGGGATCACATTTATAAGGTGACGGCAAGCGGACAGGTAACCTGTGAGCAGCCGGGGGCTGCCGGGAACGAATACCTGGGGGATGTTATCCCGGTGGAGTATGTGATGGGGCTCACGACGGCAAAACTTACGCGTGTGTTGATCTACGGAGAGGACGACGAGGATACCGAAACTCTTAGATTGCGGTATCAGGAATCTTTCAATGAACGGGCTTTTGCTGGGAATGCAAAGGACTATCATGACAAAACACTGGGAATAGCAGGAGTTGGCGCTGTTAAAGTGATCCGGGCATGGAATGGTCCGGGAACGGTCAAGCTTGTGATTTTAGACAGTGTTTTCGGAAAGGCAACGGATGTATTGATTCAGACGGTGCAGAAAGAATTTGACCCGAATAAAGACGGGCATGGCGATGGCCTTGCACCGATCGGGCACGCGGTGACAGTTGACACCGCATCCGAAGTCACTGTTAATATTGCGGCGACGATAACCTATGATAACGGATACGACCTTAATACCTGCAAGACCCAGATCGAGACAGCCATAGAGGAGTATTTTGCCGGACTTAGAAAGAACTGGGAAAATCAGTCAAAACTGGTTGTGCGGATTGCGTCTATTGATGCAGCGATCATGGGAGTGAAAGGCGTGGTAGATGTGACCGGTACAACGCTTAACGGCGGGGG